GCGTAGCACTCGCCTATATCCGTTATGGCCAGAAGGCGAGACCCAATGCTCCTTGAGCGCGTACTGGAGAAGCGCGCGACAGTCCTGATCACCAACCCGCGAGACCCCGTGCTCGCGAACTGGTGGGGTCTGTCCGGCATGACCGAGGCAGGTATCGGCGTCACGCCCGAGACCGCGCTTCAGCTCACGGCGGTATTCGCCTGCGTGCGCATCCTCACCGAGAGCCTCGCCACGCTCCCGCTCTGCATCTATCGCAGGCTTTATCCGCGCGGCAAGGAAGAGGCCACCAATCACCCGCTCTGGAAACTGTTCCAGGACGGCCCGAACGAAGAGCAGACCGGTTTCGATTGGCTGGAGATGACCGTGGGCCATCTGGCCCTGCGCGGCAACGCTTATAACAAGCTACTCTATCCGGCAGCCGGGCCTCTTTCCGGCATGATGCCATTGCATCCTGATCTGATGCGCCCCTTCCGCGACGCTAAGGGGGTCATCTTCTATGAATACCAGCCCAATGGCGGCGAGAAGCAAGTCTTCAGTGCCGAAGAGATACTGCATTTCAGCATCTTCAGCGATGGATTGAAGGGCCGCAGCGTCATCGATTACAACCGCGAGGCCGTGGGCCTAGGCCTAGCTGCCGAGCAATATGGTTCGCGCCTGTTCCAGAATGGCGCTGTCCCGGGTGGGGTGATCACCACTCCCGCAGTATTGGGCGATAAAGCCCGCGAGAACATCAAGAAGTCCATCCGGGAGCGCCACGAAGGCAGCCAGAACGCCCACCGCACCATGATCCTCGAAGAGGGCATGAAGTGGGAGAAGATCGGTGTCGCGCCGGACGAGGCGCAGTTCCTGGAGACTCGTAAGTTCCAGATCGCGGAGATCGCGCGCATGTTCCGCGTGCCGCCGCATCTCATCGGTGACCTGGAGCGCAGCACCAATAACAACATCGAGCAGCAGTCGCTCGATTTCGTGGTCAATACGCTCACCCCATGGACCACGCGGCTCGCCCAGCGCATGCAGAAGGATTTGCTGACCGATACCGGCAAGAAGAGCTTCTTCATCGATTTCGATTTCCGCAGCCGGCTGCGTGGCGATACCGCCGGCCGCGCCGCCATCGGTAATGCGATGTTCGCCACGGGCGCCGCGAGCCCGAACGACATCCGCGACCTGAACGGGGACAATCCCCGCGAAGGCGGCGATACTTACTATGTCCCCATGAACATGGTGGACTCGAACGCGCCGCCGGCGCCCGAACCGGCTCCGAGCGCAGATCCGGCGCCACTCGCCGACCCGCTCAAGAAGTTCAAGAAGAGTGCGCGCGCCATGGCGCCACTGTTCCGCCAGGCATGGGACAAGGTCATCACTGCCGAGGTGCGCGGCCTGCGCCGAGCGGCGGATGGCGCCACGCTCGAGCAGTTCGGCAAGGCTGCCGCCAAGCAGCTGGACGACATCAAGCCGCTGATGCGCAAGCATCTCACGCCAGTCATCGAGAGCCTCAGGCTCGCGGTGGGCAGCAAGGCCAAGACAGAAGACTTCGTCGAAGAGACCGTCCGCCAGCACATCAGCGAGCTCGCCCAGGAGCTGACCGAAGCCGGCACGCTCGAAGGCGTGCGCAAGCTGCTGGACACGCTGGATATGAGCGGCATCTCCGACATCATCGAACGCGAGACCATGCGCGCCGTCCTCTGGGCGGCCGGGGGAAGCATATGAGCGATAAGAAACTCGAGCGCCGGCACATCAAGCTGGATAAGCTGGAAGTGCGTGCAGCTGCGGAGGGCGCGCCCGCCAAGATCATCGGCCATGCCGCGGTGTTCAATTCGGCGGCCGAGATCAACAGCAACTTCCGCGAGCAGATACTGCCTGGTGCCTTCGCTGATTCCATCGGCGAAGACGATGTCCGCGCCCTGTTCAACCATGACCCGAACTATGTGCTCGGTCGCAATACGGCCGGCACCCTGCGCATGAGCGAAGACGATGTCGGCCTCGCCATCGAAGTGGATCCGCCGGATACCCAATGGGCGCGTGACCTCATGGTCAGCATCACCCGCGGCGACATCTCCCAGATGAGCTTCGGTTTCAATGCGCTCGAAGAGACCTGGGATTATGCCGAAGACGGCAGCGCGACCCGCACCCTCAAGAAGGTGAAGCTCTTCGACGTGAGCCCGGTGACCTACCCGGCTTATGACGATACCGACGTCGCCGTGCGCAGCCTGAACGAATTCCGCGCGGCGCATCCGCCGACACCGAGACCTGACGACATCGGCCTCGCGCAGACCCTGCGCGCCCGCGTCGATCTGGAAAGCATCTCTTAGCAGCGCGGAGGCGCGGCTCGGACCATCACACCCGCTTCGAGCGGGTTTTTTATCGCCTGAAATCTGGAGAAGACCATGGACAAGCTGAAAGACCTCCGCGAGAAGCGCGGCGTTGCGATCACCACTGCCCGCGCCACGAGCGACAAGGCCATCGCCGAGAAGCGCGGCATGACCGCCGAAGAGCAGAAGATATACAGCGCCGCGATGGACGAGGCAGAGAGCCTACGCGTCACCATCGAGGCCGGCGAACGCCAGGAGACCCTGGCGAAAGAGCAGGCCCAGCGTGATGACGCTGAAGCCCGCTTGCGCGCCGGCAATGCCGGTGGCGGCCCCGAGACCCCCGAGCAGCGCGCCATGAAATCCTTCCGCGGCCTCATCCGCGGCACCATCGAGCGTGAGCAATACCGCACGGAACTGCGCGCCCTGCAGCAGGACAGCGACAACTCCGGCGGTTATCTTTCCGTACCGCTGCAGTTCAACAAGGACTTCATCGCCTTCGTGAAGGACATGGTCTTCATCCGCGCCATGGCGACCGTCTATCAGGTCACCAACGCGGATAGCCTGGGCACCCCGGCCCTCGCCACCGAGGCCGCGGACTCCGACTGGACCAACGAGCTCGGCACCGGCAACGAAGACACCACGCTGGCCTTCGGCCTGCGTGAGCTGAAGCCCCATCCGCTGGCCAAGCGCATCAAGGTCAGCAACAAGCTGCTGCGCGTGGCGGCCGTGGATCCCGAGAGCATCCTGCGTGATCGCCTGGGCTACAAGTTCGGTGTCACGGAAGAGAAGGGCTTCCTCACCGGCAATGGCGGCAACCAGCCGCTCGGCGTGTTCACCGCCAGCGGCTATGGCATCGATACCAGCCGCGATGTCAGCACCGGCAACAGCACCACCGCCATCGGCGCGGATGGTCTCATCGAGGCGCTGTATGGCCTCAAGGCGCAGTACCAGGCCGCCGCGAGCTGGGTGTTCCACCGCACCGGTGTCAAGAACATCGCCAAGCTCAAGGATGGCGAGGGTCAGTATCTCTGGCGTCCGGGCCTCACGGCAGGCACCTCCGATACGCTGCTCGGCCGCCCCGTGAAGATGAGCGAATACGCTCCCAGCACCTTCACCACCGGCCTGTATGTCGGCATCGTCGGTGACTTCAGCAAATACTGGATCGCGGATGCGCTCACCATGCAGGTGCAGCGCCTCAACGAACTGTATGCGGAAGCCAACGAAGTCGGCTTCATCATGCGCAAGGAGACGGACGGCATGCCTGTGCTCGCCGAAGCCTTCTCCCGCGTGAAGCTGGCCTGACCGCAGCCCAACCAGGAACCCGGCGCGCAAGCGCCGGGCTTCTCACTCTTTCGCAAGGAATCCCATCATGAGTGGCAAGATCATCTCCCAGAACTGTCTCATCACCCAGCCCATCGCCCAGACCACGGCCGGCACCAGCACGCTCACCGGCACGGTGGACATGTCCGGCTTCGACGGCGTGCTCTTCATCGGCGCCATCACCACGGCGGATGTCACCAATGGCCTGAAGGCCGGCGGCGGCGCAGCCAGCAACGGCTCGGATGCCAGCGACTATGCCGGCTCCAAGATCCTGAGCGACGGCACTGCGACCCTCGAAGTGCTGGACGTGTTCCGTCCCAAGGACCGTTACGTCACCGTCAGCCAGATCCGCGCCGTCAGCACCGTCGCCCAGGGCGTGTGGGCCATCCGGTACTGCAGCGACTACGGCCCCATCAACAGCGCGGTGGTGAACACGCTGGTCTCCAAGTTCCTGGCCGATCCGGTCACCGGCACCGCCTGATCACCCGGCAACCCTGAAGGCCGCCCCAACTGGGGCGGCCTTTT